GCAGGTCGCCACCAATCGGCCGGTGCGCGTTCTTGCCCATCGGCGGACTGATGGCGTAGCGACCTTCCTGCCGCCAGTTGGTCGCCGTCGAAGGGTCGCTGCCGGAAAAGATAATCAGCTCGCCCTGATCAGTGCAGAAGACGCACTTGTCATCGATGCCGTCGCCGGCGTCGATCGACCATGCCGCGCCAAACAGCAGGTTGCCGCCTTTGGTCGTCGCCCCCGACAGCGGGATCATCTGCAGTGCGCCCTGCACGGCGTTGAGCGGCAGATACCAGGCGTTCATGCTGCCGCCCTCGATGAAGAACCACCGATTGCGATACTTCCAAACGGCAACGAGGTTCTTGCCGTGCTCGACCGTCGAGCCGACCGGACCGCTGATCTGATTGGCGCTGAATGTCGTCCACGCCGCGCCGTTGTATTGCAGCGGAAAGTCGCCAGCGTCATTGACGGCAATGAGATAATCGCCGCCCTGGTTGGCGAGCTGCGAGGCAGAATAATTACCGGATCCTTGACTATCCTTCACCAATGTCGGTGCGCCGCCAAAGGTGACGTCGTAGAGCTTAGTCGCGTTGGCGGCGAACATCTTCTGCACGTTGCCGCTGAGATACTCGAAACCGGAAATGATCGGCGTCGTCTCAGGCAACACCGACCACCGCTCGCAACCGCCACGCAACTTGACGCCGCGCAACGTCGGCACCCAGTTGTCGCAAATGATGGCGGCACCCGGCTGCATGAATGTGAAATTTTCGTTCTGAATAATGCCGCGCGTCGGCGCCGCGATCGTCGTCGTCTGCAGCTGCTGCGCCATCTGCGCCGGCACTGCTTGGCGCTTGAAGGCCTGGACAATACTCATGACGATGGCACCGGGAAGGGATAGGCGGTGCTGGCGACAACGCTGGCAGAGATCGGCTCGCGGCCGACCATGATCGGCGAGGGGCTGTCATTGCCCATAGCCAGCAGCATGGCGTCGCCATAGGTGCCGAGATCCTCGGAATAGGGCGAGCCTTTCTGCGCCTTCCACTGCCAGGTCATGCCCAGTTTGAGCAGCCGATCGCCCAACAGGAAGCTGTCGTTATCGGTTAGAAAAATTTCGCTAAGGCCGCCGCTTGCTAAAGCGATAGGGTTCTTGCTGAGATAGGCAAACGTCGCCGTAACGCCGACCGGCATCGGCGGGTGGATGTGTATCTGGCCGCCGTAAATAATCCACTCGCCACGGCTGTCGTAATAGCCGCGCGCGCGGCGCTGCATCCACTCATCCAGATCGGGAAAGAAGCGCATCGGCGACATTGGCGTGTTTGATCGCCAGACGTTCGCCGTAAGCAACATGCGCTTGAAGTTGGCCGGCAGGTTGAATGCCGTCGTACCGGGATTGGTCAGCGTTGCATCACCTGGCAGTGTTACGCTTTGTTTGAGCTGCTGCCACTCACGTGTGTCGTAAGCGATGCGCTGTGCAATCTCGTTGGCGAGCGCCAGCATCTCCGCCATGGTGCGATTGCCGGCGATGCTCGCAAAGACGGATGTCGGGATGGCCGCCCCGACAACCGTGCAAACATCCCTGACAACCGTCAGTAACGACATTCGTCATGCGACTTTCTGCTGGGCCTCTGTTGCCATTCGCACTAGCGTCTTGCGGTTCAGCGAGCCATGCGGTTTGTGACCAGTGTTGGTCGTAACGAAATCACGCAACTGGTCGAGGGTCATGCCGGCAAACTGATTATCACCATCGACTTTTTCACCGGCGTTGCGGTCCTGATGCCGCTTGAGATCTTCTTCGATGATGGCGTTGCGCGCTTTGAGCGCCTCCAGCTCTGCTGCCATGGCCAGGTTTGGCGCGTTGCTCTTACTCTCGGCGATATACTCTTGCGCTTTGTTTTTCAGATCTCGTCCGCCGTGTCCGAGATTTTTGAGCTCTTGGCCGTCAACATGTGCCAGCGCCTCCAGAGTGTAGATGTTGAGGGCGCGTAACTCGGCCCGACGAGCCTCTGTAAGAAAGGGCACATGCGCCAGCGGCGTCCCCGATTTGGTCTGCGCTGTCTGCGCCTTGAACTGTTGATACTGCCGGCGAAACCGCTCGGCATACGTCACTGCCGTCTGCTCGCCCGTCTCAAAGTTTTCTGACCAGTGCGAGAACGCGGTCGCTGGAAACACCGACATATTGCGTGAGCCAGGAAAGCGGATCTCGACAACCTCGATATCCTCGTAGATCGGTCGGCCCTCCTTCAGGGAGGCGGCCTCGTTCTTTTTGGCAAAGTTCTTAAACAGAGCAACGACGGCGGCATCAGGATCTCTTGCGGGCATTCTGCATTCTCCCTTGTGAAGAGGTCGCCGCCGGCTGAGGGCAAGGGACACCCTTGAAGACGACGACCTCCGTTTACCCAGCCTTACGCGGCCGGATTACTGTCATAGAGCCGCCAGTTAAACATCGGATTGACCTGGGTGAGTTCACCCATCCAGCCGATGAACTGCGCGATCGCGTCCTTGTCGATCGGCATCTGACCGTCGCCATCGAACAAGTTGTCGAAGTTTCGGTTCGGGTGATACCGCATGCGGAAACTGTCGGTATTCAACCCGAATGTGGTGTTGGCCGGCATGTTGGAGCCGATGCCGCCGTCGAGCACGATCTCGGCGCGTTTACCGCCACCGATGTATTCGATCGCACTGAAACCAAGCTGGCCCAGGCTGGTCGAATTGGTCTGCCGCTGGATGGCAACAGTCGCCGCATCGTAAGCCGCATAATGCTCGGGCGACATCACCAGCAGGTCGGCGTAATCCTTGCCGCGTGACTGTTTGGTCATGACGTAGTTGAGCATTGGGCGGATGGTCGTCGCACTGACCTGTGTTGAGCCGGCCAAGAACGAGTTGGCGTCGTAAGTTTTGGTCTGCCAAATGACGGCGGTGGCGCGATCGATGCCGCCATAGACACCGCTGTTGGTGACGATCGGCACGGCGGTGGCGAGGCCAGTGATCTGCTTGCCGCCGTTGGCGGTGCCGTCACTGTAAATTGCCGCGTCCATTGTATCCTCGAGGGCGCGTTCGGCAGCCGCGATGTAGCTGTCGTAAACGTCCATGAGCTGGGCGCTGCCTTCGTTGTTCAAGATCTCCTGCATCGACAGGATGACCGGAACGACAACCATTTTGGGATCGAAGTAGGCATCGTTGAACAGATCGAGTGCCGGATTAAGCAACTGATCGTAACCACTGTACCACTGCGCGACCTGCTTGGAGATCTGCAGCGTCTGGCGAATGCGCGGGCCACTGTAAGTGTGCCAGAGGCCCTTGCGCTTCATCACCGCAAGCATTGCGTTGTTATTGGAGACGAGATCTTCGTAGCCGCTCGAGCGGTCCTCGAGCGCCATGCTGAGTATCTGTTGATACGCAGCATTCGTGTTGATGTTTGGCATTACGCCACCTCAGATTAGACGCCGCCGTTCACGCGCGTGATTGCGCGTTGAATAGCTTCGCGTCGGCCAACTTGCTTGTCGCCCTTGCGCTTGACCGGCGGGCCGTCTGAGGGACCGCTATCGGGAGCGCCATGGATCGACTTGTCGGATCGGGTCTGAGCCGGCGTGTTGCGGGTCTGAGCCGCGTGTGTTTTCGGGGGTCTTAGCCGGTATGCACGTTGGTAGGCCTCTTCCAGGCTGAAACCAAATTGCAATTCCTGCTCGATTAAATCCCCTAATTCATCAAACCCTGGATGGCTGTCGGCAAAGACGTCGACCTGCGACCGGGTTTGATTGAACCTGAGGCCATTATGCAGCTGATCGATCGTAGACTTCAAGCCCGCCACTTCCTGGTGAAGGGCGCCGATCTGGTGCTGGGCTGCCTGCTGCGAGTTCTGCTGCTGCGTTAGCTTATGCTGCTCGGGACTTTGATTGAGGATGTGGTAGGCGACATCGCGTAACGAGATCTTCTGGCCGTTCTGGGTGCGCAGGTTCAGGTTGTTGACGATGACGTCGAGGCCACCGACCAGGTCGGTGCGCAACTTCTGCTCCATCGAAACGTAGTTGGTCAGCGCCTTGTCGAGCGTTGTCCCGTGTTGCGTCGCCATCTCGTGAAAGTGGCGTATGCTGTTCATGGTATCGTGATCGCCGCGGAGCGTTTTGTATGCGCCGTCAAACTCTTTGGCCATGCGGTAGACTTCACCGCGGACGCTTTCGGGCGCGGCTGACCACTCTGCTTTGCCGGCCTCGTTCCAACGCCCTGGCGGCTCTCTATAGGGCGCAGTCTCAGGAAGAGGCGCGACGGGTTTTTTCGCAATCTGCTGCGGCTGCGTACCAGCAGGATCCGCTTGCGTTGCAGCGTCTGCAGCAGGCGCTTTTGCAAAACGCCCGCCCTCCCGATGCCGCTCTTGCGGCGGCTTACGCAAATCTAGCGGAGCCTCGGGGGGTTTCGCCTCCGTCTTCGCCGCTTTGCGCGGGGCTAGGGTTTTCTCCTTTTCTGGGGTATTTGCCCGCTCAAACGCTTTGCGAATACTTTCACGGCGGGTTTCAGGCCTGCCATGGCCTCGATCCAGACCATCAACCGGCTTTTCTGGAGCCTGATCACCCACCGGCTGCGGGGCGTTCACCGGGTTCTGATTGATTGGAGCTTCGTTGGTGGGAGCTGGAGCGGATGGCGCAGAGGGTGGCGCCGCCGGCGCAATGTTCGTGTCTGACATATTCGGAACCCCGAATTGATCTAGGTCAAATGCCTAGATCGGTGACCAGCCCTATATTTATCCAGTGCAGTCTTCAGCGACTGACGGCGCTTTTTTCTTTCTCTCCGGCTGTCAGTCGCTCTTTTCTTCGGCTTGAACTTTTCGGTGCCAACCTCGATGAGGCCATGCGCCCGACCAACAGCGCGAAAGGCTGCCTTGCTCGTATAAAAGCGGCCGTCGACCTGTTCTGTTGGATCCATGATGTCGCTGATGACGTAAGGCCGCGGCAGAGCACTGCGCGCCGGTGAAAAGGTTTCACGTGAAACCTTCCAACGACCGGGCTCGACCTCAACCAGCTTCGACATCCATCACCCCGCGACGACTAGCGCGCGCGTATCCGCCGCTTCTTGGCCTTGGCCTTCTTTTTGATCTTGCCGTTGGCCTTGCTGGCCTTGGCCATTTTCGCCTTGGCCTTGCTCGCCTTCTTAGCCTTTTTCTTGGCCTTTTTCTTCTTCTTGCGTTTTGGCGGGATCACCTCGGACCCTGGCGGCTCGTTGATACTCGGAATATTCGTCTCAGCCAGCACCGCCGGCGGAGTTGCCGGCACGTTTTCTGGATCTCCACGCATATCAATCTCCCTTGGGTTAAGTTTCCTACCACCTGCCAGGTATTGCATACATTTTGCGACCAAACTCCAGCGCACCTGGATCTCCAAAGTCTGGCAGATGGAAGTCGTTGTCTCTGTAGAACGTGTCGTACCCGGTAAACCTAAGCGCAATGCGCTCGGCAGGCATCTTGTAATTACCGCGGCGCAAGACTGCCGCCGTACCTGTGAATACAAACTGGCCGGTGCCAACCGGCAGGTTTCGGATCCTGATGAGCCCAGTGTCGCTGCCGCTGAAGACAAACGACACCGGCGTGGCGAGCAGGACGGCGTTGGTGTGGTAGGCGAGGCCGGCGCCGTAACCGGTGAGCGTGAAAGCGCCAGTGTCAGCAGCCAGGGTTAACTTCCTGACCTGGATCAGGTTTGCGGTCTTGCCGCTGAGGACAAATGCGCCGGTCGTAACCGGCATGACGCGGTAGCGGCCAAGTTTTGTAACGGTGCCAGCGAGATTGAACGCCGCCGTTGTCGCAGTAATCCGGCGCGCCGCGCGCAAGCCTGTCGGCCAGGCCGACACAAAGAACGGCTGCGTCGTTGCAGACAGCGTGTAGTGGTTGACCAGCGAGCCGTAGACGAGATTGACGGTCTTGCCGCTGAAAACGAACGAGCCTGTCGCGGCTCCAATGCCTTTCTTGTAGATCAGACCTGTGCTGGTGCCGGTAAGCGTGAAGGCGCCGGTTGCCGCCGCTAGGATGTAAGCGCGCCTGTAAACAAGGTTGGCGGCAGTACCGGCGAGCGAAAACGCACCGGTCGCCACCGACATGCCGTGCTTGAAAAGAAAACCGGCACTGACGCCAGTGAGCGTGACCGCGCCTGTCGCTGCCGTCAGCGTGTATGTCGCGCCGGCCGGCGCTGGTGTCGCTGTCGCGCTGACCTGAGTACCGTAGACCGTGAACTCGAGGGTGTTGGTTTCGTGAACCAGCACACCGCCGATCGGCGTGGCGAGAACATACTGACGGCTGACCACAGCCGGCGGCTTTGGCGTGTAAGTTAGGGTGGTGGCAACGCCAGTAAGCGTGAATGCCGCTGGTGCCGCCGGCATGATGGTAGCCGCGCGGTGATAAACGAAATTGGCGGCAATGCCGGTGAGCGCGAAAGCAACCGGATCTGCGGCCATGACGTAGGCAGCACCGCCGGGCTTCTTACGCAGCCGCGTCGGCCGAAACATCGCATAAGGATCGGCGTAGAGATCGGCTACTTCCTTTGCCGACATTCCCCGCTGCCAAAGCATGACGTGATCGACATCGGCATCTGGAATGCGTGACGGAGGGCCACCGACATACGAGGCCAGTAGTCCACAAACCTGAGCGTTATCTGTCGGACCTGTGGTCGTTACGACTGACGCAACAAGCGCACCGTTGACGTAAAGAGCCCACTTCGCACCGTCGAACGTACCGACAACGTGATACCAAACCTCAAGACTATGAGTGTTTGGATCTGTGACTGCTATTCCATTGTCGGTGGGATTATACGTCTGAAATGTAAAGTTTCCGCCGTTGGAGCGAAGGACGAGCGGTTCAGTCGCACCGTCATAACCTTTTTGAAAATAAGTACTCCATGTCGCGTATGAGTGCTCTTTTGTCAGCGCAGAAACAGTGACCGGTCCAACCGCTTTAAAATGCGGCATCGTACCTAAAGCAAAAGACATGCTTCCGGCTGTGTGATAGGCCCAACCACTCGGGCCGGGGAACCACTGGTTAGACGACATCCCGGCAACGCCAGCGCCGTGCGCCTCGCAGCCAGACGAGTCGATGGCAGTGTTGATTGATCCTTCAGCAAACAGCCACGCGCCCCTCAAACCCTGCGCGAGCGGATGCCCCCTCTGAAGCCGCGGGAAGGGGGGCTTTGCGATCGGCATTAGAGTGCCGTGATGTTGGAAATGTCCGCGTCGACCGTTACGTTTTGACCAGTGTTGGAGCCAGCGATAAGACGCACAGCCTCGACACCGGGTGGAATTTCAACAGAAAAATCTCTGGTAAAAGTGTTGTTGATATCACCAACACACGGTCCACCAAAGTTCATCGCCAAGGTTGGCGATCCGGCATTCCAGTTGTTGGCAACTTGCACCTGAACCTGCGCCGGTACCGTTGGCCCGGTGCTACCGTTGATGAGGCGGAAGTTAACCTGTGCGCCATAGCCACCCGACAAATCAATCCACGAACTTGTTGTATTACCGGCGCTCGCCGTCAGCGTCTGTGTCGCCCAGATACTCGTCCTAATTTTTGTTGCAGCCATTGCGCGTTACTCCTCACGGCGGCAGGGGTGTGACGGGCGGCGCAGTCTGAATGCCGGCAGACACCAGATCCTGACCGGTGATCGCATGCGGGTAACCGGCCGACTGCCACCACGGGATTTTCGGCGTGTCGAAACTGTCAGTGTATGGCTTAAGGTTGGTTTGTGTTTTCGTGCCGGCCGGGAATGTCGTCAGCCACAGCGCGCGCATGTTGCTGCCGGGAGAAAAGTCGATCGTACTGAGCGCAAGATTGCGCTGGATTGGTTGCTGCTTGAGATTAGTCAGAGCATCGTACTCGCCGCGATCGGTGCGGTTGTAGATCTCAGTCGCCGGCACGATCATCTTGATCGCCGGCCCGGTCACCGTCTGTGCGTTGACCCACGTCAGCTTCTGATCGTTGGTGCCGGCCGGCGCCTGCGCCCACTTGGCGACTAGTGCATCCCAATAAGCCATGTGCTTACCCCTAACTCAGCGTGATCATCGGATCGATGTAGATGCCATTGAGCGAAGCCTTCGCCACTTTCGGATAAACCGTAATCAATCCCGCCATACCTATCGAACCTGTCGTGATCGTCTGCTTGAAGCGCCACATTGCCTTGAACGTCGCGCCGCCATCCGTAATCGTGCCACCATCGATAGCTGTCGCATAACCGCCCGGTTCACTACTCGCGCTGGTGCCAGCAATCGTACAAACAAACAAACGCCCGGCATTAGAAGCAACCTTCCTTATATCGCCTACACTGTATGCAGTACTGTTTGCACGTAACGTTGTGCAATCCCACGCTACCGTCGATGCCGTCAGTGCTGTAGCGCCACCTAATGGCGATGGTTTTGTATTGCGGTGATAAGTGCCGGTTGGATATGAAGTATTCTCCAGCGCCTCAACATCGAACCAGACATCGTCATTATTCGGCAGCGCAGAAAAGTCGCGCGGATCAGCAATGCCTTCGACAGCGACGTTGACGGCAGCGCCGGTTGTTATATTCCAGATTGACAACGGCAGCAGTTTGAACTGGAAGTGCCACAGATTGTTGGCGTTGGTGGTCACCAGCCACGAATACGGAGTGCCCTGCGATGCGCCACTGGTTCTAAACACAGATGCTACGGTATGTAGCTCGCCACAATAATCGTACAGATCATTCTTGTAGTTAGTCGCACCGCTGTCACAGTTGATAACATAGATTGAATTTTGCTGCGGACGCAGCGCAGCGGCCACTGTGAACAGACCTGTAATCGCCGGAAGTTTGCAATCTTTAAAAATGAACAGCATGTTGCCGTTGCTGTTACTTGATGCGAGCGTCGTGCCGGAAAATGCACTGAAATCACATCCTTCAAATATCAAATTGGAGTTGGTCAAACTTGGCAGAAATAATTGAGAAGGTGATCCGCCGGCAAACAAAAAAGTGCAATTTATAAGTTTTTTCCACCCGCTAACGATAGGCGACTGCGCTGCGTTTTCGCACGAAAACACACAATTTTTAAACTCTTGATAGGCTGAACCGGCTGCCTGAAAAATCCTTTGTAACGCATTTGTCCCCCGGTTCACGAACGAGCAGTTTTCAAACAAGAAAGTATTGGCACTCTGCGTCAGGATGGCACCGGTTGTTGTGCTGTTGCCGATAGCGCAAATGACGTATAGCCCGTAAATATGTCCGTTACCGTTAAAAATAACATTCGCATCCCCCGACACCATTCCGCCGGTCGCCGTTCCGGTTTTTAGATCGGCAGAAGTCGGAGACGCCTTGGTATGGTCAACAACCCACAGATGGTTTGGCGTGGACGTAGTGCTGAAACCGGGGAAGTTAAAATTTAAATTGGTGGTAGAAGTAAATTCCGTATGATCGTCGCCAACAAATACGTTGTCAGTACCGGCCACAATTGGCCGCGCCAGACACGCGGCCAGCGTCAGGTAGGCATTGGCCCACGATGAGCCGTTGCCTGCCCCGCCTACTCCGCTGGCGCTGCTGACAAAATAATTCGCCATCGATGACCTACTGCAGCGTCAGCACACCGTTGGTGCCGTCGAAGTCGACGGTGAAGGTTTCGGTGTCGTTAAGCGTGATGCTCGAGCCGTAATCGTACGAGCCGACCACCTTGTTCGATGCGCTGCTGTTGTAGAGGACAACGTAGCGGAACGGCCCGATCGTGCCGCCCGCCGCAGTGAACACGCTGTCGGCCAGCACCAGCTTGAAAACACCGCTCGATGTCGCCGCGCTCGAGGTGGTGAGCGTGTTGCCGCCGGCGGTGTAACCGGATCCTGCTGCCGGCGGCGGGTAAACGCCGGCGCTCCAGATCGTGTCACTCGCCGGCGTCGGCGGCGTGTTGGTCAACGCGGCCTTGAACACGGCCGTCTGCAGGTTGTGTCCCCCTTTCGACACTTCATCGATGAACGTGTTATACTT